TCAGGATATTGAAGATAAGTATCAGCAAGACCGCTTGAACACTCAAATTGCATTTGGTGGCCAAATGATGGGTTCTCTTACATCTATGTTTGGTTCAATGTTTGGAGAGCAATCAAAAGCATACAAGATCATGTTTGCCGCTGATAAAGCTTATGCGATTGCAGCTGCTGGTATTGCGATTCAGCAAAGCATTGCTCAGGCAGCAAAGGTAGGTTTTCCAAAAAACATTCCTTTGATTGCTAGTGCTATTGCTCAAGGCGCTAGCATTATTGCAAACATCCGTGCAATCAAAGATCAAGGCTTTGCTGACGGTGGTTACACTGGATCTGGTGGAAAATATGAACCTGCCGGTATTGTCCATAAAGGTGAGGTGGTCTGGTCCCAAGAAGACATTAAACGCTGGGGGGGAGTTGGTTTAGTTGAGAAAATGCGTAAGAGTGCAAACCCTGAAGCTTTTCTCAATAACAATGCCTCGGCTGATAGTGTCATGCGCCGTGCATTGATGAGTTCTAATGCCTTTATAGAAAGCCAAAAGCAAGCTGACATCTTTAATCAACCGGTTCAAGATACTCAGATTATCTATAAGGGTAATAGAGACACACCTAAGTTAGCTTCTTCGGCAAATTCTGACTTATTCCATGATGGCAAGGTCTACTTCTCATCCAATGGTTTAGTTCAGGATCGTTCAAATCTTGAGGATGTTCAAGACTTCACGATGGGTAAAGCTGCTCGACCTCAAGCTGAGATTATGCCTTCAATTGAGCCAGCTGCACCGACAATCAATTTCAAAATTGAAGTGATTAATCAGGTGAGTGGGGCGACAGTTAAAGCTGAACAACTGGATGAGCAAACAGTCCGGATCATTGTTACAGATGAACTGGATAAGCAGCTTCCAAGAAAGGTACCGAAGCTTGTTAGTGATCAAATTGCAAATCCAAACTCAACCATTAGTCGGTCTTTGACTGAGAATACGACAGCAAGACGGAATCGTTAATTAACAAAACCACCTTTCGGGGTGGTTTTTTATTACCTGAAGGAAAGTTATGTACAAGTTAAAGCTAAATCCCCAGACCAGCGGCTATGGCGTAACACCAGGTGATGATGTGAAACGTCAGCAGATGGATGGCGGACGTGGTCGCTATTACATCGATGTAAAGCGTAATAGCCACATTGTTGATGTGAACTGGAATTTAAGTAAAACCGATTTCAATAAAATGATGGCCTTCTGGCGGGTCTACCAGAATAAGCCAGCCTCATTCTATGCGGATCTGGTGATTGATCAGGGAACACGTCAGCAATATCTATGCAATTTCATTCCCAACTCGTTCAAGACCAATGAAGTGAATGGCAACCTTTACCGGGTAAATGCACAGCTCGAAGTTGTTCAAAACCAGCCTAACCTTATCGCTGATCAGGCACTTATCAAAGATTGGGAGGTCTAATGGATAACGAATATGCCAAATTCTTTTTCAATCGAAAAGTAGATGTTTATCAATTGGAATGTATTGAACTATCACACCCTTCTTTTATGAATACTTACCGGGTAGTCCGTAATGATGATCGCGGGGTGTATGTTCAGCACAATGAAGGCGCGGGGCAAGTATTTTACGAATACCTTCCTATGACAATTCAAAGATCCGGAATGCTCGGTGATCTGGACCAGACTTTGACCGTTTCAATATCTGGGCTTGGTGATATTTTGCCGGATGAGTTTGAACGGGTAATTGAGGGGCAATATTCTAATGTAAAGCCGACCGTAAATTACCGCCTTTATAGTTCAGATAACTTGAATACACCAATGTTTTATCTACTAGGTCTACAACTCTCCAGTGTTGCCATGAATCATAAAGCTGTGACATTCAAGGCTGAATCACCACGATTAAATACTGCGAAGACTGGAGATATCTTTGCACTGGATCGTTTTAGTGGTTTGAAGGGGGCTATATGAAGAGTCACGATCATTTGCTCGATAAGCAATATGACGAGGAATACTACAACTGTGTTCACTTCGCGCATGAAGCTGCAATGGATCTATATGATATTGATCGAGGAGAGGCGCTTGAGTTTTTTATGAAGCCCGTCAAAGAGAAGGTATTTCTGCCATCAAGATTGAAGTTACTAAATCCATTGCCCATGCCTAAGGAAGGCTGCATAGTCGCCTTTCACTCTAGATACCGAAACAAGCCCCCACATGTGGGGCTTTTTCGTTTGGGGCGTATTTTGCATTTGCAGGAATCAGGCGTTTCATGGATGCCAATTCAAGTCGTTCAAGCATTTGGATTTAATCGTGTGAGTTTCTATGATTAAGATTATTTATAAACAAGACCCTTTATCCGAAGACAAAACAATTGAACACGCCGAAACTTTGGGTCAATGGCTTACTTCAAAATATGACCATATGCCTGAGCATGTCCGTATTTTTCATACCACAAGCAATATGGATCATGCAGAAATTTCATTTGCGAATGAAGTCACGCCGAAGAATGCATATGAATTAAAGCAGCTCGATTTCTTGCCAGGCACTTTCATTGTAATTGAGAATCCCAAGGGTATGGACCCCATAACTCTAGCTTGGATAGTGGTTGCCTCTATAGTTATGGGTGTGGCTGTTGCATTATTAATGCCAGTACCATCAATTACCCAAACCAACCAGAATAACAATCAATCCTCGTCTGCAAATAACGAATTATCAAACCGTGAAAATAAAACTCGCGTAAATGGTCGTATCGCAGACATTTATGGTGCCGCTCACGATACCCCTGATCTGATTACTGTGCCTTACAAGGTATATGAAAACAATGTCGAAGTAGAGCATGTTGTTGGTTGTATTGGTCGTGGTCACTATAAAATTAACGGTGCATATGACGGTGAAACCAACATTGTTGATATTGCCGGCGCATCGGTAGAAGTCTTTCGACCAGGTGTAGATATTGTTTCAGGTGAGCCATATTTTTCGCTTGGTACCGAAATTACCACGCCGCCACTAACGGTTCAGCATCAAAACTCGGTGAATGGCCAGATCTTGCGTCCGGCTGATACACAAAGCTTGGAAGGTACCAACTATCTTCTTTTTGCATATCCAAATGAGATCTTGCGTGCATCTGCAAACAATACTGATTTAACCACTAAGTTTGTTAGTAATGACCGGGTAGAAATCACAAATGCTTCGTTTACTTTTAACGGCCAGACTTATGATTTAAACGGTACATATAGCGTTCTATCGGTAGCTGATGATCGAATGACGTTATCAAATCCGGCGGCCGTTAATGCTAACTGGTTAAAGCTTAAAGAGTTAAATAACCAACAAACTGCAGCTTTGTCACCAAAGATCAGTTCAATAGGTGAAAAATGGATTGGTCCATTCATTCTGGACAATGTCGAACGAAGTCGGGTGCTGTGTAATTTTGTGGCCACCAATGGACTTTACACAGTTTCTTCAGGTGGAAATCAGGGAGCTGTAAACGTCACGATTGAAGTTGAAGTAACCCCGGTTAATGAATCTGGTGCAGCCATTGGCAATCCAATGCTGAAGCAGATCATCCTAAAGGGTTCAGCAAAGTCACGTCAGACAGTTGGTGCAACGCTGGATATGGTGACATTTCAAGGTCGCTGTAGTGTCCGCGCACGCCGTTTAACACCAACACCGGCGGTTACAACGGTAGTAGATGAAGTAAAGTGGCAGGCGCTTTACGGTGCTTATCCTTTACAAAGCACAGTGTATGAGCATGAAACGGTTTTTCGTGCGCGTACTTATGCAACCACTGGAGCTTTATCTGTTAAATCACGCAAGATCAATTTTGATCTTCAGCGGATGTTGCCGACTTATAAAAACGGCGCAATGACGACAGAGCTATTCCCAACATCAAGCTTTGCTGATGCACTGGTTTCAATGGCACTGGATGACAAGATTGGTCGCCGTACGATCGACGAAATAGATCTGGAAAATATCTACCGAACTTATAACGATGTAGTTGATTATTTTGGAACACCACTAGCGGCTGAGTTCTGCACCACAATTGATGATACAAACCTGTCTTTTGAAGAGCTGGTCACCAATCTTTGTGATGCAGTGTTTTGTACCGCTTATCGACAAAACAACAAGCTCAAGCTTTATTTTGAACGGCCAACTGATAACTCGGTAATGCTGTTTAACTTCAGGAATATCATTCCAGATAGTTACAAGCATGATCTGACCTTTGGTGTGATGGATGACTACGATGGACTGATCTATGAATACACGGATCCGACCGACGATAGCCGTATCAATATCTATTTGCCAGACAAAGGAGCAAAGAACCCCAAAGAAGTGAAGTCTGTTGGTGTACGGAACAAGTGGCAAGCTCATTTCAATGCTTACCGGCTCTGGAATAAGCTTCGGTTTCAACGTAAATCCATTACCTTTGATGCGGCACCAGAATCAGAATTACTGGTTTTACGTGACCGGATTGCTGTAGCGGATTATCGCAATGGTATTCATCAAAGCGGTGAGGTGGTGCAGCAAGAGGGTTTAATCCTGACTTTAAGCCATGATGTAGATTTTATTGCAGGCAAGAGTTATGTGATTTATTTGCAAATGGGGGATGGTACCGTGGACCTTATTCCTGTTACCGCAGGATCTGCCAAGAACAAGGTAGTTTTAGGCCGATTACCGAACGGTGCATTAAAGCTAAGTCCTGATGATTTTGTGAATACTATCTATACGGTGGTTAATGACGATACCAAAGGCTCACTGCCTTATCTGGTTGCAAAAAGAGAACCGGCTGACCAGTTCTCTAATACCATTACTGCAATTAATTACGATGAACGTTATTACCTCAATGACAAGGACTTTATTGACGTGCCGGTAGATGATTCACCGATTTACATTCGATATGACCAGCTAGATATAAATCTGGCTCGTTTGTATCAAATGCAAAGAGGGGATTTGCCAACGACTGGAGAAATCAGTTTTGTAGTTGAAGCAGGTGCACTGGTTTCAAGTTCAAGTTCTTATCGACCGGAAACCAGATTTGTCTATAAATTCGACTATAAGTCTAGTCCTGCAAAACGAGAGTATATCGTTCCAGCTGCATCAGAATTACCTGCTATTGATACTGGTGAGTTCCCACCTGATCTCGTGGTAAATTTGACTATTAAAGGTGCTGTTGTTGGACGTGGTGGAGATGGCGGGTTGCCACATCTAGCTTACGGAGATTGGGAAAAAGATTC